TAAAGTAATTTATGTCTGAAGATAAATCAGATTTTGATTGGGAGAAAGAACAGAATAAAGACTATAACTATATACTCTTATCTCAGTTCATCTCTATTGCCGAAGAAATTAGTGAAATAATTAGTCGTAAAGACGAGGAGAAAAAAGATGGGAAAAGATAATTTGGTAAAAGTTACAAAACAAGTATTAACTGAAATTGATAAAGAAATGTTTATTGAAGTTAATAACTGCCTTAGAGGAGAGTTATGTAGAAGATTAGCGAACCTTTTTAAGGATGCGGAAAAACAAATGGGTATTATGGGTTCCAGAACAGAAGAATCAGAACAGTCCTACAAATCAGTTAAGCCAATTCTTGATGATGCTATATCAAGTTATTATAAGGAGTTAAAAGATGGAAAATAAAGAGCTACCACAAGATTTAGCAGAACAACGCCAAATAATTATGGGTGATGCTTTCTACCTACCTGGTATTAGTAATAATGATTATCATGCTTCATCAGGCGTATCATCATCAGTAATTAGAAAGTTTGGTAGAAGTCAGCTTCATGCCCTACGAGAAGAAGTAGAACAAACACCAGCTTTACGATTTGGATCTGCAGCCCACTCTTATATTGTTGAAGGAGAAAATGTATTTAACAATGAAGTGGCCTGTATTAGTGGATCTCCGTATACCAACGCTAATAAACAATTGCGCGCTGATTACGAGGCTAGAGGTTTAACAGTAATAACTGTTGAGGAAAGAGATAGAATTATTGATATGAGTAATTCTCTCATACCAGAAGGACACAAAATGTTGAACCCTGACGAAGGAGATTATCCAGGTGCATTTGAATCGCCATATGAACAGGCAATTTATTGGTATGAAAAAGGATTACTATTAAAAGTAAAATCTGATGTCATACGCAAGCCTATGAGTCATCCGCACGCATCTAATTCAGTTGTTTTAATTGATTATAAAACTACAACTGATTGTTCGCCAAAAGGCTTTACTAATTCGATTTATAAGTTTGATTATCACTTACAAGCTGCTTGGTATAAAAGAGCATATGAAAGAGCTGGATATAAAGTTGAAGGTTTTGCCTTTGTTGCACAAGAAAAAAAACTACCGTACGCATCTAAAATATTTTGGATTAGTAATGCAGATATGGATAAAGGTTGGGTTTATTTGGATAGATTGATTACTGAATACAAATCAGTAGTGAATGGAGTAGATCCAACAATCTACAACACACCACATCAAGTCAATATAGATATAGTATGGAGAAAAGAAAATGAGTGAAGATAATGCTGTTTATACACCATCACATTACACCAGGGGCTCAATTGAATATATAGAGGCTATGAGATCCATGTTAACCGCAGAAGAGTTTAAAGGTTTTTGTAAGGGTAATGCTGTAAAATATATTTGGAGAGAAGATCATAAAGATGCAAACATCCAAGATCTTAAGAAAGCCGTTGTCTATTTAAACTGGGCAATTGAAAGACTGGAGAATATGTAATGTCAGAAACAAAAAAAGATAATATACCATCAATAGAAAGAAGGTTTGAAGATGATTTCATAACTATATCTTACCCAAATGGTAAGGTTGTAAAATCTTTTATTGACGGCAGAAAAAAAGATGTAGTAATACAAAAGCCAAATGATGATTGATATTTTTATTTGGGTTGTTTCTATATTTTTAGTTTGGAATGTAGTTGCTATTTGTTTAGTTTATACTCGTAGATGGGTAGACAGAAATAAACAAGATATAGTGAAGTGCAAATGGACAAAGTAAATCCTTATTTTTTAAAAAATCCATCTCTAATTAGCTTTTCAGGTGGACGGACATCTGGGTATTTGCTTTATCAAATATTGAAGGCACACAACGGTAAACTACCAGATGATGTTTTTGTTGTTTTTGCTAACACAGGTAAAGAAATGCCACAGACGTTAGATTTTATCCAAGAATGTTCTGATAAGTGGGGTGTTGACGTGCGTTGGTTAGAGTTAGATATACATGATGAAAGACCTATATTTAGATCTAAAGAAGTTGACTATGAAACTGCAAGCAGAAATGGAGAGCCGTTTGAAGCTTTAATTGATAGGAAGATGATGCTACCTAACACAGTCATGCGAATATGCACAGTTGAGATGAAAATTAAAGTCTTGGCAAGATTTATGAGATCTAATGGTTTTAAAGAATGGGACAATGTTGTTGGCCTCAGGTATGACGAACCGCATAGAGTAGCAAGAATGAAAGCAAACAATGATAAAGATTTAGAGTCTTGGTTTTCATTAGCACCACTCTATGATGCCCAAGTGGTTGTTAAAGATGTTTCAGATTTTTGGAACAAAAGTAATTTTGATTTGCAGCTAACAAACTTCAACGGCAAAACTCCTGCAGGTAATTGTGATCTTTGTTATTTGAAAGGTATTGGAACTCTTACAAAAGTTATTGCAGAAAAGCCAGAGTTAGCAGATTGGTGGATAGCACAAGAAGAAAAGATAAGAAAACATAAAGAAAAAATAGGTAGCAAATATAATTCACAGTTTAAAAATAATATTTCGTTTATTGAATTAAAAGAACAAGCATTAGCACCTAAACAACCTACGTTTTTTGATGACGAAGGAACAAGTTGTTTTTGTACTGATTAAAAAAGTGGGGCCTTTCAGCCCCACCAAGGACACTCTTAAAACGGTGGTTTAGTACCAACCTTTGGCTTTTCAAGAGCTTTATAAGTAGGTTCTGCAGTAGTACTAATTTTAGTTCTATTCTGCTCGTCCTTAACAGTTTCACCTAAATTATTGACCCAATCATTAGGCGCAACATATAAATTAATCATAAGTTCTTTACCTACAAATTGATTGTATGTAGTTGGAAAACTTGTCATACCTATAGCTTGAGTGATCATAGTTAAAAAACCATTATTAAGTTTTTTAGTATCTGGATTTGGATGCCAAACACTTAAAAACTCTCTATAGTTTTTGTATTTACCATTCTCTAGCTCATACACAAACTTTAAGCTTTTGTTTCCATTCTCTTCTTTAATATGCTCACTACATTCAATAATTTTAGCTTTCACATATCCATCTGGAGCAACAGTTTTTTTAGGCTCTTGCTCCGCCTCGGGCATATCTTTTGGATCTACCCAATCTATTCCTTCAAAATCAGACACTTTGCACCTCCTGTTCATTATCTGATTGTTCAACAACATTTAACGAATTATCGCTAAATCCCAATTTTGCTATGATGTCCGTAGCATTAGTTGGCTCATAAGTTTCCAACTTGCCACTTCTATCTTTTGCAGTAAACCCATCATGCGTGCTGGTTTGCAACCATCTTGTATACACAGGCTCATCATTCTCTCCCTGTTCTTCAGCTACTCTTAAAACTAAGACTTCATCAAATAAATACATAATTTCTTGACCAAGTTTAGTACCTACCATGAGTGGTTCATAAATCATAGTATTGTCTACATTTTGTTTACTCATTTTTGCAAGAAACAAAACGTGCATATGTAGATCTCTATAAGATCTCATAACATTCACTACAGATGATTTTACTAAACCATATGCTTTTCTAGGGTCTTTATGTCTTGCAAGTTCAGCTTCCAGCATGACTTCGCTAATTTCTGATATTGAATCAAGACATACAGTATCATATTTTAATGCACCACTTTTAAGTTGATCATGAATTTCCATAACTTCATGAGCCTCCTTAACCTCGATAGCATCTACATTTTTGCTGTCTTTAATAGAAAGCAGTCCAGCTTCTGCACTAATCATTAAGATTTTACCAGGAGCTGTAGAGCATAGTGTTGTTTTACCAGACCCTGCCTCCCCATAAACTAAAATCTTTGCACCCTGATTGTCAACTAACTCGCTAGGGCTAACGATACGGTTTTTAATATCCATAAAATCTCCTAAATATATTTGATAAATCGTAACATATCATTTACTATATGTAAAACATTTATTTATCATGTGTAAAACACAGCAAGTATCGGGATTGTATATGAGTAAAAAAACAAGTTGGATTGAAGAGATGCAAAAAACTAATTACTGGTTGGCTGATTATTTTCATATTCAAAAAGTATTAGCTAACAGGCAAATAAAATTACTTGATGCAATAAACATTAAACCAACATTAAAGGAAAGACAAGTGAAAAGAATAACATTAAAAGAATGGATAGAGTTCCTTGGTATGCCCAAAGCTGCGAAGGAATGTAATGTATCAGAAGCTACTATTAAAGCGTGGCGATATGGGTACAGACAACCATCTATTGAAAAAGCAAAAGAAATTATCGTGGCTTCAGAGGGGAGACTGGATTACGAATCTATCTTCGGTGAAATAAAAGATTTTGTTGAAATTTAATAAATGTTTCAGCTTAATGTTGATGAACATGATTCGTCACACGACTTAGCGCTTGCATATTTTGACAACGGTTTTAATGTAGTACCACTTCAAAGGTCAGACAAAAAACCACCTTCTTTTTTTAAAGGCTGGGAGCAGTTTAAAACTCAGAGGCCTGAAAGAAAAGAAGTGTCAAGCTGGTTTCATAATAGAGACAATTTAAGTGTAGCTATAGTTTGTGGATCTTTTTTAGTGGTTGATGCTGATAGTCCTGAATCCATGAATTGGGTTGAGGAAAATCTACCTGTTACACCTATAAAGGTTGTAACAGGTAAAGGTATGCACTTTTACTACAATAACCCACAAAATTACACAACATATGCCACTAGACGAACGGACGAGACGCCTAGTGAGCGCTTGATTGACATTAGAGGGGTAGGCGGTCTTATTATTGCACCTTTTAATAGACACGCTAATGGACAAGTTTACAAGCTAAAAACAATTCCTGAATGGGATGTAATAGACCATAATGATCTGCCTGATTTTACAGAAATAGAATGGAAAAAAGTCACAGGCGTATCAAATACTGTAGCTAACAACTCAACTGCTCCTTTTGCATTAGACGGTGTAAACGAGGGTAGCCGTAATGATAGTGCAGCAAGGTTAGCTGGTTATCTAATATCAAAAAATGTTAACCAAGATTTTATTAAGTTTTTTATGCACTCTTGGAACGATCAAAACAAGCCACCCTTACCGCAAAGAGAAGTTGAAAGTGTTGTTGATAATGTTAAAAAAACTCACGACAGAAAAAATGCAGTAGCTCCGTTGTTTGTTAAAGAACAAGACAACATAAGCCGTCCTAAAGATTTGTTTAATCCACCAGGTTTATTAAAAGATATGTTTGATTTTTGCGAGTCATTAGCGCAAGTTCCACAACCAGAATTGTCAGTAGTCGCAGCTTTATCTTTAGCAAGTGTAGCTTGTGGCAGGCTATATAGAACAGAAATGAATAATTATTCAAGTCTATATTTTATGTGCGTTGCTAAGTCAGGACAGGGCAAAGAGAATATTAAAACCTTTGTTGAAACA